CTAAAGTCGATTAACTGACCAGTCTGAGGAGCCACAGTAAATCCGTCAACAACAATCTCACCTTCCTCATCCTCGGACAATGCACCATTAACCTCACCCGGCGTATAAACAGTAACAGCAGCGTTATTCACAACTGCTGACTGGAGGCCCGGTGAAATCTCTATCGCCGTAGTGGGCGCACCAGTAAGTGCAATAATTTTCTGCGGAGTCATATCCCCTGCAATCGTGCACCACGCACCAGCAGTAATAGTCGCAGAAAGACCATCAACATCAATATCAGTCTCTCCGACATCATACCCGGCAATATTATCAACAGCAAACGTCTGAACAGTATTACCTGAAGTAATCTCACGGTTATTCTGACTATGTAAATACTGAACACCGAGTAACTCACCAACAGACGCAGTACGCAAAGCACTACCATCGTCACCAAGAATATGAGCCTGCGTAAAGTCATCAACCTTTAAAATCTGACCCTTTGCAGCTGACGTTATGTTACAGAATCTCGTATCCTCAGGAATAAGTAACTCATTCATTTTAGTATCAAGATCAATAAGTATATCCTTATCTAACGCAGTACCAAGCTTACCAACGTTGTTCTCAAGAAACTGGTACTTCTGTGCGAGCAGACCGAGGTCGATATTCCTAGCGATTCCCTGAACTGCCGGGACAAGATACGTTGCAATCAAGTCTTGGAAACTCTTACTCGCTTCACTGTCATCGATAATAAACGAAATGTGATGCCACTGGTCAAGCTTGACTTCCACGTCAGTCGCGGACACGTCACTTGTAGTAACATCCGTATTGATAGCCTTTCGACTCGACTCTAATTTAGCCGGCCTGCGAGTATGAATCGTTTCACCAAACTTTGCAACTATATTACTAAAGTCTCGGTGAATGAGAGGAACCATAGTAAGATTTTCCTCAAGAACAATAAGACCCTCTTGTGCCCAAAGTTCAGGGACAAAAGCAGTCAGTGAGTTGGCACCAACAATATTACGCGATTTTGCAATCATAAAACTTTTCATTCTACGCTCCTATTAGTCGAACTTAAGTTTACCATCAGCTTTTGCTTTCCGGTATTCCGTCGGGGACATGTTTACCACTTGTTCCGTAGTATAAAACTGGCCATTACCAACAGATCCATCTTTGTTATTGCCACCAGCACCACCAGCACCACTACCTTTGAACAAGTTATAATAATCCTTTTCGTCAGACATCCTCTTAACAGCTTCGGGGATCGTCAAGTCAAGAGTAAGAATCTCACCTTTCTCATCCGGAAAGTTGAACTTTACCATAGGAGTATACGTATCTAACTCCGTGCCGTCCTCGTCAGTATCAGGGACGAGTCTTGTAGTCGGTCGCAATAACGCAACTATTTGCGACGGATTAATTGCTTCTGAAACAACAGAAGCGTCAGTAATTGCTCTACTGATTGTCGAATCTCTAAACAACTTTGAATACCTTTCAACTGCTGTATTATGCGCTGCATCAGTAAGTTTCTTTTCTCTAGCCAATTTTTCAACATCAGTCAAACTTGATGTTCGTAAATCTTCAAGCTTAGTTTCAAGCTCAAGTTTTTCAGTAGTCAGTAACTTTGACTTTGACAATGCAGCACTAGCTTCATTTGCAGCTTTGGTGATCTTATCAGCATGCTTACGTCTATCATCTGCAAGAATTTTATTCAATTGCTCCTGAGTAAAAGTCTTATCAGCAGCTGCAGCTTCAGCAGCCGCAGCTTCAGCAGCCGCAGCTTCAGCAGCAGCCGCAGCTTCAGCAGCCGCAGGATCATCCTCACCAATAATAACCCACGGACGACTTAACAACCATTGCCAATTACTCATCTCACAACTCCTAACTGACCCTATTCACACTTACAGAGTTTTGATCGCGCAGGAAAGGTCTCAAATATCTCCAAGCTGTTACGCTAGGAACACCTGCGACAATATGTTCTGCCACTCTATTTGTGCGATAGGTCGCACGAATACTAGATATACCCTGAGACACCATGCTCAGGTTATCAAACTCAATTTCCATATCCACACCATCTAAAAGTGCCAATGTAATAAATGCACAAGCTGTTTTTATGTCATCAGGTATAGCAGTATCTGCATCACGCGGAAACTGTAAAACTTGATCATCATCAGCCTTATCACCCTCATAGTTTAATCTGTCAATAATATCTGTAGATGCTAAAATCGCTTTAGTCTTTTTAGCAGTTGTAGCATCATCCCAAGGATCCGAATCTAGGACTCTCAAGAATATAGCGTCTCCTTCCGCTATCGTAAGGTATTGAGCCATTATTTTTCTTCTCCTCTAGTCTTACGTTGACCAGACTCATCGTTCGCAGCATCTTGGGTTTTCTTCTTTTCGTCATCCTCGTCTCTGGGGTCAGTAATAGTATCGTCTACCCCACGTGTTTTAGCCGCTTGTGATTCTTGAATCCTTGCTAATCTATCAGCATGATCTTTTCGGGCTTTCTCAACCTCTCCGGCAGGATAGCCAGCAATTTTACTAGCCAATTCAACACCCACCAGACCAGCTTCAATATCCTTTACAAGAACTTCACGGTCAGTAACAATTACCTCTGCATTGTCAATTTCGCTAGAAATTTCAGTAATAAGTGTGTCAGAAATCTTATGCCCGATTGTTGCAATTACAGCTAACTTAGCAATTGCTTTCTGATACTTTAATGACGGAAGCTTCGGCAGTAATTCAATTAGACCAGTAGCTTCAACCTGCCTATCCTCATCAGATTTCAAACTATAGTTTGACGGATACTTAACCACAGCATTCGATTCTTTACCTTCATATAGCGACCAAATATTAGCTAATTGACGCTCACCATACTCAGCCTCCGCACCAATATTCGCAAGACCAGATTCCATCCCACGTTGGTCAAGTTGTTTACTCTCGGCACTAGCTCGTTTAGGCTCAATATTTGTCAAACTTAAGTTAATCAACTGTCTAATTTCTTGCTTAAGTTGATCTTGCTTCTGCATTGAAGCAATTAACGGCTCAGAACTCGGATGAATAAATCCGGGACGCTCCGCATGTAACGGATACCGTCTACCTTTAGTTGTACCTACTTGAATTTCTGGATCTTTTGCTGTCTGTGCTTGGGCATCCTCACCGGGCTTGGTACCATCAGCTGTTGAAACAGCCTGACGACCCTTAGCAAACTCAGCAATAGGATCATATTGTTCAGTATAAAACGGATGATTACTTTTCAGTGTATACATAATATCGCTTGAAGCAATATTTAATAGGGCAATCTGAATATCAGCAATATCCACTAATAAACTTTTAGTGAGTTCAAAAACTACAAATGGTATTTCTGTTATATCTAAAGTAATCACATTACCATCTTCTTTACCATCCTCATCATAATACTGTAAATCAACATGATCTTCAACAAGTCGTAATAATCTGTATCTAACAACTTCTTTTGATACAAGTCCAGTATCTTCATTGATTTGATTATCGTGATCACGAAGAAGCAATGATGTTAATTGTCCTTGAGTATTATATGCCCAAGAACGGATGTTTTCAGCAGTATATCGGTATAGGTACGGGCGATTGTCTACCGTATCTGCTTTAGTTGCATTTTCAATTAGTGGTTCACGGTCAATATACACACCAACTTTACCCATAGAAGTTAATTCGGGTAAAATTTTACGTGTCATAAATCCATCAATTGTATTACCCTCACGATCAACGCCAGAACCGTCCCCACCAATAGCTTGCTTATATGATTCAGCCCCACCTGATCGCGTAACATCCGGCATACGTTGGGCAATAGAATTATTAATATCAGTTAAAGCCGCTTTGGCATGCGCGGGACAATAAGAAATTGCTTTCCTAGATGTCAGGTCAGTCACACCTTCACGCACACTAAAAGCTTTAAGATACTCGTCAACAAAATCATGTCCACCAGCATAAGTTAATCTGAATTTTGTCCAATCACTCTCATTAGCCTGATATTCAGGATGAGTAATCTCTTGAATTTTATCCATTACATTACATCCTCACGTATGGAGGTTGATACACCTAAGCCAGCCGCCAACGGTAATGCAACTTCCGCATAATTTCTGGCGTGTGCGAAGTGATCTGCATCAGCATCACCTTTCATATATTTTCCAATCGGATTACCTTGCGGGTCTGTTTCATATACCCTGACAAGTGCTTTGACATTATTTTTGTATTCTTCAGGTATATCGAGAGGTAAAGTGATCTTTCCTTCACATCTAAATCTTGTTAAAGCTAGGTCAAGACTCATCGTCCTATCAACAATTACCCTATGACCTTCGCCAACTCTAACTTCTTTTGAAAGTATACCTTTCCCGTATGTGCACAGATGCACGTGCCCATACATTCTATTAGCAAATTCCAAAGCTTTTCTACTCTCTGGTTGTGAATCAATCACACAATGTTGAACATGATTGCGAATCATCAAAGTATCCAGTTCCTCAAAATCTTTTACTTTACCAGCTTTCAATACTTCACATTTTGCAGTATCATTAATATCTGGTGACGGCTGGCCAGTTAATAGCCACCTATCAATTTCGTAGTGTAACCAAGACCCAACATCCACACCCATTGTAATTATCCCACCTTTTGGAATCAAATCGTCCATACGTCTGTTAACGATGCAAGCATCAATATCCGCGTCAGAAACTTTCGCACCTTCGACAAAGTGAGTAAGTCCCAATTTAGAATTAAAAAATTCTTGTTCATCGGCCGGGTTCGTCAAAGATTTAAGATAAGCTAATGCGAGTTCCCACGGACGACCAGCTGATGCAGATGAATATAATTGATTAATATAGTAACCAATTACTTCCCGGTCAGGGAACGCTGCGACCCACTTACCGTTTGTAATATACTCATGCTTATTTTGATGCTCAAGTTTCTTGTTACATTCAGGACATTTTAAATATGATTCGTGAATCCTCTTGTCTAAAACATTCTCAGCAGTAATAACTATACAGTCAGGAAACGTTAATTCAATTTGCTTACCACACATAGGACACGGGAAAAAGAAATGATTCTGTGTCGAATTTTTAAAATATGTATTAATTCCTCTATTATCAATTGTCGGAGTAGAAAGCATTATAGCTTGCTTTTGCAGCTGACCAGACATCCGCTCCATAGCCAGCGGAATATTCTTCTGCTCCATTTCATCAACTTCGTCAAAAACCATTAACCCCACTGGGTCTGACTTTAGTTGACTTCTACTCCTACTTCCACGAATAAAGAGATTTGCCGACCCCGCCCGCTTATGATGGATGTTTTTAACATTCGTAAATAAATTACCTAAGTGATCTGATAACTCAAGTGCAGGGTCAAATCTAGATGTTGAAAAATTACTAGCATCCGGATTTGAACACGGTAAAACATATAAAACACTTATACCTTGCATATCTATTTTAAACAAAGAACGATTTAATCCCCACTCAGTATATCCCATTTGAGCAGATTTTTGACCAACAACTAACTCTGCCTCACAATCGTGCATATCTTTCAACCACGGATGATATTTAAATGTCCACGGCCCCGGTAACGGTTGGCCCATTACTCGATATTGTTTTGCCCATTTAGAACAGGTTCTAATAGATTGTCTTTTCAAACCGGAACTAATGCGGTCAAAAAGTAATTTTTCTAATTGATGCATTATTTACTTACACCGGATATCCATGCACACCAAATTGACAGTCAACATACTTTATATTATTATTTGTGACATGTAATAACATAGCCCACATTGCAGTTCCAGCCACTTCTTTGTCCAGTAAAAGATCAATATCACTTTGATTTTTATTAGTTTTCTCAATGAAAAAAAGGCTGAGTTAAATATGTTCCGGCACTAATAGCCGCAGCCATATTCGCACCCGCACCAACACAAATAATCCATTCTTCTTTATCATCCTCAACATCTGTGAATTTAACAGCATGTAAGTCAAAGGCACCTTGATGATCAACAGGTAAAACAAACACACAGTCGCCTGATCCCCAAATCTGAACAGGTGTGCCCCAAACTTTGCTAGCTCCACATGTTAGCCGGAAAGAAGTTAATACACCAGCAGGTGAGCCGCCGGGCTGACCAAGCGGATCTGCCAAGTGGGTAGCTGTTGGCACGGCTGCCGGCCCTATCCACCGTTCATAGTTATGAAGATGACGTTCAGCCTCTTTCACTTCAGCATCAACTGCTACTACCTTAGCATCAACAACAGCTATCTCGGCGCTGGAGTCTACACCTTTGCCGCTTGGAAATTGTCTCATTTTTAATTACCTATCTAAAAGTAGCAAAGATTTCACCATCAGTACCCGTGCTTCTAATTGCTTTAAACAAATTGATCTCGGTTCCGTCCACAAGTTCAATAGCATCACCGGGAGATGCCAGATGTCCGATTAGGGCTGTCGGAGCCGTCCCATCCACACGGTATCTTATCGCAGCTGTATGAACTGTGAGAAATGCAGTCTCAGCATTACCACTAGCGGGAGGTGAGTGAATCGCATCATCAAAATCGACAACTATAGTAGAAACCGCAAGTTGCTGACCAGCAGGACTGTCAAGCATTTTAATTACCTTCTATCGTAGATTAATTT